AAGTGCAACAGGTCGGAGAAGTCAAAAAGGTCGGAGAATCTTCAGTCTGCACACTTCGAGTCCATCAGAACTATGCGAAAAAAAAAGACGAGCAAGGAAACGTCACAGAATGGGGAACGGAATGGGTGAATGTTGAATGCTGGAATAGAGCAGCTGAAGCAGCCCAGAGGTTAGAAAAAAAAGAGGAGGTGATCATCGAGGGTCGGCTGGCCTACTCAGAATGGAAAAGCAAAGATGGCGGGAATCGCAGCGAACTCAAGATCAAAGCGTCGTTCATACATAGAACGAAGTCGCAGCCAGCCGCAGCCGCAATTGATCAGCCACCATCAGGAGTTCCGTTTTAAGGGGCCAGTGTGGCAGACTTCAAGTTTCCTGAGAGTTTAGTCGAATGGACCGACAGAGAGCGACAGGCGTGGACCCCGCCCGACGACCTCACTACCAGCGAATGGGCTGACCGCCACAGGATTCTGCATCCCCTCACTTCAGCAGAGCCGGGCCGCTGGAACACTGACCGCACCCCCTACCTCCGGGAGATCCTCGACTCATTCAGCGATCCCAGTGTGGAGCAGTTGACCGTTATGGCCTCCACTCAGGTCGGAAAGACCGAGAGCATCCTCAATATGATCGCCTTCGCAGTGGCCGAGGATCCCGGGGCGACGCTCTTGGTCATGCCTCGTGAAGAAGATGCCGTACAAATTGGACAACGACGCATTCGGCCCATGATCGAATCGTGCCCAGAACTCACGCAACACCTCAGCGAATCGAAGACCGACAACAAACTCAAGGAGGTGCGATTCTCAAGGTCAATGCTATACCTCGCAGGATCGAACTCCCCCGCTGACCTCGCCAGCCGTCCAGTGCGGTATGTTCTCGGGGATGAGGTCGACAAGTGGCCAGCATTCTCAGGGAGGGAAGCCAGCCCTGTCGATCTTATGGTCGAACGGACTCGCACCTTCTGGAATCGCAAGATCGTCCTGACCTCGACTCCGACCACTCGCAATGGATATATCTTCCAGCAATACGAACGCAGCGATCAGCGTCAGTATTATGTTCCTTGTCCACGCTGCGGAGAGTTTCAGACCCTTGAGTTCTCACAGGTGAAGTTTCCTGAAGAGGAACGAGACCCGGCAAAGATTCGACAGGAACGTCTCGCATGGTACGAGTGCAGCCACTGCAACGAACGCATCAATGATCTCGACAAACCTGAGATGCTGAAGGCAGGACACTGGAAAGCAGGCGAAGAAACCAGCCACCATCGTGGTTATAGAATTCATTCTCTGTACTCGCCATGGCTAACATTCTCCGAGGTCGCTGCGAAGTTCTTGGAGTCTAAGGATTCTGTGAGCAGCCTCATGAACTTTGTCAATTCGTGGCTCGGCTGGATCTTTGAAGAAGAGAGCGAAAAGATTGAAGCCGACGAACTCGCAAATCGTGCGAAGACATACAGCAGAGGGACCGCACCATCCGGCGTGAGGGTCCTGACAGCTGGCGTAGATATCCAGAAAAATGAAATCTACTATGTCATCAGAGGCTGGGGTGCAGGCGAAGAGTCATGGCTGATCGAATGCGGTCGACTTGAATCGGGGCTGGAAAACTTGACGGATGTCGTCATCAACAGAAGCATCGATGGGCACCGAGTTCGCATGGCCTGTATTGACTCAGGTTACAGAACTGATGAGGTCTATCGATATTGTCGAAACTTCCCAGAAGTGGCTCGCCCCATCAAAGGTCAGAGGACAATCTCAGGGGTGCCGATCCGGTCCGCTAAAATCGACAGGAACGTCCAAGGCGATCCCCTTAAGAAATCCGTCCGCCTGTTCCACATCGACACGAGCCACTTCAAGGATAAGGTCACACGAATGATGACCGCTCAGGACGGGGAACATGGGGCGTGGCACTTGCATGATGCAATAACGCCTGACTATTTGCGGCAAGTGACGAGCGAGCATAAGGTATTTATTAAGAATAAGAAAACCGGGGCAACGAAGTCGGAATGGACTCCAAGGCCAGGAGTTGCGGCGAATCACTGGTGGGATTGCGAGGTCTATGCGACAGCAGCCGCAGACATGGTCGCAGTCTACGCATTGGAAAAAAACCCAGAGAAGCAACCGCAGCCAGAGCAGATCAGACAGAAAAAATGGGGGAACAATAATGGTAGGAGCTGGATAAATGGCTGACGAGAAGCGATGGCAAGTCGTGGGATATGAGCCGATCCGATGCCCTACCTGCGGCAGCAGGTCGCATCGGCAGTACGGCAAAGAGGGCCGCCTCAGGTATCATCGATGCAAGAGCTGCGGCTTGCGATATCGTTCATGGGAGAACACAGACAATCATCGAGACAGCTGGAATCTAAAATGAACGAAAGGCCAAAAAATGTCATGGACTTGTTCTCAGGTGCTGGCGGATCAATTCTCGCAGGCCAATTTAATAACCACCGAACAATCGTTGCAGTTGAAATCGACCCGTACTGCCGAGAGGTTTTACTTCGACGGCAAGAAGAGGGGCACATCGAAGCGTTCCCCATCTGGGATGACATCGACACCTTCGACGCTACTGAGTGGCATGGCATCGTTGATGTCATCTCTGCTGGATTCCCCTGCCAAGGATTCTCTGTCGCAGGCAAACAAAGAGGAGCAGCCGACCCCAGAAACAAATGGCCGGAAACGAAACGAGTCATCGAAGAAGTTCGACCAAGCGGAGTTATTCTCGAAAACGTCCCCGGAATTCGAAAGTACGTCCAAGTCGTGGCCCGAGACCTTGCCGATCTGGGGTATGATTGTAAGTGGGGAGTTATTTCCGCTAGAGAAGCCGGAGCCTTGCACCTTAGAAAGAGATGGTATTGTCTGGCCCACCCCCACCGTCAACGGGAATCGTAATCGTAAAGGCCTTACGACCAAATCCGGAGACGGCCTTGAGACCGCTGCCAAAAACTGGCCCACCCCTCTGTCTCGTGATTGGGAAGCAGGTCACGGTCCAAGGTACCTTAGAAAAAGAAGTTCCGACCTGAACGACGCTGTGGACTATAATGAGAATTATGAAACAATCTGGCCTACCCCGACAACAAACACTCGGCCAAATGAAGGAAATGTCAGACTATTACGGAAGCAAGTCCTAGAAGGAAAGTTGAGCGAGGAAGAGGCCACGAATATGCTCGAAGGAAAGTCACCATTTGATGCTCAGGGAAAAGTTGACGCTTGGCCTACCCCAAGTGTAACTGACAGCGGCGGCGGCATTCTTAGAGATATAGAAGTATCAAGTACGGGATCATTTTCAAGAAAGAACAAAGACGGCGTTCGTTGGCGTGTACCTTTACGAGACGCTGTCCCTGCTCATGAAAAGAAGTGGCCCACCCCTAATGCTCACGAACCTAGACTCGGATATCAGGACAGAAGCAAAGGAAAAAAAGGCACCCGATTGAATCCCGACTGGGTTGAGTGGCTGATGGGCTGGCCTATCGGCTGGACTTCACTGGACCCCCTGCCGGCTGAGAACTTCGATGCATGGGTCGCCTTACTTTTAATTGGAGAGTGGTGGCACAATGATCCAGCAGAATGCGGATCCGTGCATCGGCTCACCAGCAAAGTCCCGACAAGAAAGCAGCGGTTAACCGCAATCGGCAACGGCTGGGTGCCGCAGCAGGCAATACTTGCACAGCAAATTCTGACACTTGCATGAATCTGTCACATTCCGCCTGACATAATGCCACCCCTGCAAACTTTAACAAAGTGCTCCACAATGCTGTCATGGCAAATACAACAACCATCAGACTTCAGAAGGTTCGAGATGCAATCGATGCCCTCATGGATGGGGGAGCGGTGCAGTCGTATGAAATCAGCGGCAGGCAATTGTCTCATTATTCTCTCAGCCAACTCATGGACCTTGAGAAAAGGCTGATGACTCAACTGGCCAATGAGCAGAGTGGAGGCTCCTCGAACTATGTCAGGTTCAAGGGGGCAAAATGAAAATGCGTCAACGTCTGGCGACTGCGGTCGATTGGGCCTTCGACATCTTCGCTCCTTCGGTTGCTCTCGAAAGACGTGCAGCCCGCAAGGCTTCGGAGCAGTTCGGAGAGGCTTTCAGGGGTGCAAAATCTAATCGACTGACGAACAACTGGCAAGTCACCAGTGGCTCAGCTGATTACGATCTGCTGCCTGACCTTGCCATTCTCAGAGAGCGATCTCGGGAACTGATTCGCAACGATCCTCATGCAGCCAGCGTGGTCGGTTCGCTTGTGGATAATGTTGTCGGCACTGGCATCAGGCCTCAGTCAGCGATTGATGCCAAGGCATTGGGTATGACAGAAGAAGAAGCCAACGATGTGCGAAGAGCCTGCGAGTCAGCATGGGAAAGATGGGCAGAGCATTCTGACATCTCAAGGCGGATGAATTTCTACGATATGCAGGCCTCTGTCATGCGAAGCCTTGTCGCAAATGGCGAATCTATAATCATGCCAGTACGCATCGACAGGATCTCCTCGCCTTACTCGCTGGCCTTGGAGATTATAGAACCTGATCGCTTGGAATATCCGGGTGACTTCGACCAGCCAAATGGCAAATTCAACAGGCGGAGCGGCGTGGAACTCGGACGCTTTGGCAACCCGGTCGCCTACTGGATCAGAATCAGTCACCCCGGGGATGGGATCTACGAGCGTGCGAAGGATAACAAGCATCGCAGAATTCGAGCACTAGACAGCGAGGGAAATACCCAAGTCCTTCACTTGATGAATTCAACCCGTCCCGGTCAGACTAGAGGCGAGCCAATGCTGGCTCCGGCCTTGCAAACTTTCAAAGATGTTTCCAGTTTCATCGAGGCGAGCCTTGTCAGGGAACGAGTGTCCGCTTGCTTTGCGATGTTCGTAGAACGAGATGATCCGTACAACTCAGCTGTCAATTCCTCGACTGAGACATTGAATGCTCAGCGAATTCAAGAGTTAGAGCCGGGAATGGTTCAATACATGGCTCCCGGTGAAAGTGTCTCATTTTCTTCGCCGGGTGCATCGAACTCTGTCGGCTTTGATACTTTCGTCATGCGACACCTTCGAAGCCTTGGTGCATCGCTGGGTCTTCCATATGAACTCGTCGCCAAGGACTTCAGTCAGACGAATTATTCCTCGGCGAGGGCTGCACTTCTTGAGGCTCGGAGAGTCTTCACTCGCTGGCAGCAGTACATCATCGGCCATTTATGCCGCCCCGTATATGAAATGGTTATCGAGGAGGCATGGCTGAGGGGCGAGATTCCCATCCGGGATTTCGAGACCAATAAACAACACATCATCCGCAGTCGCTGGGTGCCGCCTTCATACGGCTGGGTCGACCCACTCAAGGAAGTGAAGGCCAGCCAAGCGGCAATGGATGCAGGGATATCATCGCTGTCCATCGAGGCGGCTGCACAGGGCAGAGACTGGGAGCAGATTCTTGAGCAGCAAGCCAGAGAACAATCTCGCAAGCGTGAACTATTTGGAGAAGAGGAAGACGAATGAAAGTACCAAGGACCGCACTCAACATCTCCCCATCGGAAGATTCTAGATTCGAACTTCTGGTCGAGGGAGAAGAAGACAAGCGGAAAAAGTTCCGAATGGTCGCCAACTCAGGCGGAGTCATTCCAAACCATCCCCACTGGGGAAACTTCGCCATCGATCTTGAGGGAATGAACATCGGAAGAGTTCGTAAGCCTGCCCTGAGAGATCACGACCCCCAGCGAATCGTTGGGCACACCTACAGCATCGAGGTCACCGACGAGGGCCTTGTGGCCGAGGGCACATTCTCAGACACGAACGACGGCCGAGAAGTCATGGCCATGCTTGCTGACGGGTTCCCTTGGCAGGCCAGTGTCTACGTTCCACCCCAGTCCATTGAAAAACTCGACGACGGAGAAACCGCAGAGGTGAACGGTCGAAAAATTGAAGGCCCGGGCCATGTCTTTCGACAGTCATCTCTCAGAGAAGTTACATTTACAAGCCTCGGAGCCGATGAGAACACCGGAGCCGCTGCACTTTCAGAAATAACCATCGATGCGGTATTTACCGCACCAACAGAATCGGAGGTCTTCATGGAGGACCAAGAAGTGGTCAAAGAGACCGCCGTGCAACTTTCAGACGTAGCAGAGGACAATCCTTTCGATGAATCGGTTGAGGCCGTTCAATCAGAAACAGTAGCCGAGAGGGACCGAGTCAATGCTCTCCTCTCCTCCGCTCTGCCGGATCAGTTTGGACTTGTCCAGCAATTGATCGCTGACGGCTTGAGCAAAGAGGACGGCCTTCAGAAACTCATGAACGACGTAAAGGAAAAGATGAGCGACAAACTCGCCCACAAGTTGAGTGCTACGCCGGAGCCAGTCGGTCCCCTTGAGGAGCAGACTGTCGACCCTCGTGAGCAGTTCAACGCAGACAATGAACTCACTGCCCAGTTCGGGACATTTGAAGTTTACGAGGCATACAGCCGAGCCGTTGAGGCCGGAGCCGTGAAAGGGGCCAAGTAATGGCGAACACCACAAGCGACATCGGTCGCACTTACGAGGCTGGGGTAGAGCCTATCTTCAATGACTTCGCTCTGGAGTCAGGCGTGACAATCTACGAGGGGGCAGCTGTCGCCATTGATGACACGGCCAACACCGTCGGAGCGTTCGCAGTGACTGACACCTTTGCAGGCTTCGCAATCTCGAAGGCAGTCCACGGGACGCAGACCCATGTCAAAGTCAGAAGCAGAGGCATCGTCAAGTTGACGACTGACGGCACTCCTGATGTTGGCGATCCGGTCTACGCCTCAGACGATCAGACATTCACCCAGACAGCCTCGACAGATAAGAAAATCGGAATCGTTCACCGTGTCGTCAGCGGCACTTCAGTCATGGTTTACTTCGAGGCAGAGAGCCTCAGAAGCGTATAGGGGGATAGTCAATGGGATACGCAGATCTCGGCTCACGGGAAATCATTGGCAGGATCTTCCTCGCTTTGGAAGAAACTCAGCCACCTGAATGGGTCACCTCAGTCGGAATGCTCATCAACTCTGACCAAGAGAGTGAGACATATCGCTGGCTCTCAGCTCTGCCTGCTATGCGGGAATGGCTCGGTGGCAGAAACGTCAACCGCCTCGATGTTCAAGAACTGATTGTTCGGAACAAGAAGTTCGAGGCCAGTCTGGAAGTCATGCGTGACGAACTTCGTCGTGACAAGACTGACCAGATCCAACTCCGCATCAATGAACTGGCCAGCCGTGCAAATCAGCACTGGGCCAAACTCCTCACGGAGACCATTGAGGCCGGAGCCTCGACCAACTCATACGACGGGACCGCCTTCTTCGGTGCTGCTCACGTCGAGGGTGAAAGCGGGACGCAGGACAACGACCTGACATCAGCGGCGGCGGCGGCGGCCCCCTCGGCTGACGAGTTTGAGGCCGCTGTCTTTCAGACACTTGAGGCCATGCTGGGATTCAAGGACGCAGGCGGAGAGCCTATGAACCAAGACCTCAGCGAGTTGACTGTCATGGTCCCTGTGACCATGTTCGGAGCCGCCAGCAAGGCCATGAATGATGCCGTGATCTCGACCGCTTCAGGCGTTCGCACCAACGGCCTCGTCAACCTTGCGGGCTACGATATGCAACTCGTCGCAAATCCTCGCTTGAGTGATCAGACGACATTCTACGCATTCCGCAGCGACGCAGCGATCAAGCCTTACATCTTGCAGAGTGAAACAACTCCGCAGATCGAGGCTCTGGCAGAGGGTTCGGACTTCGCATTCCAGAACGATGCCCATCAGTATGGGGTCTCGAAATCATGTGCAACGGCTCAGGCAATTTGGCAGTACGCCACTCGCCACGTCTTCAGTTAAGGGGAGCAGTAAATGAGTGCATTCACTAACGAAGGCGAGGCCATGGTCCTTCAGTATTTGATGCGGGGAACCGCCATCAATGCTGACGGTCTGGCTGGCACTTCCGCTTGGACTCCAAGCAGTCTATCAGGAGCAGCCGATCAGGGTCTATACATCAGCCTCTGGACTTCAGCGACGACGACTGCACATCTTGAAGTAGGCGGCACAGGCGGATCAGAGGTCAGCGGCTCCGGGTACTCCCGAAAGTTCATCGACTTCACTGCCATCTCTGCTGTTTCAGCAAGTTCAGATGTTTCAGTCGGTACGGACATCAGCGGCCCAGAAACAGCCACAACGGTCTCATGGACTGCGGGAGCGGACTGGGCTACGGGAGCGACGACTGTCAAATACTTCGGCCTGCATCTCGGCTCGACAACCACCAATGAGATCATCCTGTATGGGGAACTTGTCGACGGAGCAGGAGCAGCAGCTCCGAAGAATGTCAGCAACGGTGACACGGTGACGCTGGCGACGGACTCGCTGACGATCACATTGAAATAACTCCATCCATCTTCGTGCTTCAGGGGTCGCCTTTCGCAGAGATGCAGGGGCGGCCCTTGTTTTGAATAGAGGACCGAATGCCGGGAGTCATCTGGACCTACGACCCAAATCAGTCGTATCGATACGGTGAGCAGCCGACTCTGGCGTTCAGGTCGCAGACTGCGATGACTGGCTTCGCTGCTAATGGGTCGCTGAGTTCTGGCACAGGCACCGCAGAATTCTCCATCGCCACGAGTGTGGTCGAAAATGCAATATGGAGAAACGACAACGACTACGAGACGACATTCTGGTGGTCAGCCGAGTATGCGGGGAAGACAGACAAAGACACAAATGGATATTTGACCGACTGGCTGAGGCTCGACGATGCCACATCTGGCTCGACCCAGACGGTGAGTTACAGAAAAGCCAAATGGGAATCGAATCAGCAGAACGGTCTCCCACATCTTGAGTTCGGCAATGGGGATTATCTCATCCTCGATGATGCGATTTCAATGCGTTCGAATTCCCCGTGGACCATCGCATTCGTCACCGGGCCTAATACTCCAGGATTGTTCGGTTGCTACCTCGGCAGCCACAATGCGACAGGCTCGGCAATAGAATCCGCCTACAGATGGGCAGGCAGGACCATGAAGTTGAGAAACGACGATGGCGAAGAAGTCACAGAGGCGTATACGAGCACAGAGGAGTCTGAATACGGTGGAGGCGGATCGTCACTGCACATCCTGCAATGCGACGGATCCGACCAAGTTTACATGAGATGGAACGGCGATGCTCTCGACGATTACGCAGTCAGTTCAGGGTCACAGTTCACATTCTCCAGAATCGGGCACCTTCAGACGACGAGCACACAGCAGAATTCTGCTTTCAGCCTCTGCGAGTTGGTAGTCTTAGATGGCTATCTGACAGGCTCAGATCTTTCGGACCTAGAGGGGCAACTCTGCTCAAAATGGGGAATCACTGACAAACTGCCAAGCAGCCATGCCCATTACAATGCAACTGCGACGAACGGTTACAACACGCCAAAGATTACGAGTTCAAATGATGCGACGAATGGCTCTCTGACACTTTCGACCACTGAGACCGCATTCACGATGAAATCCTCAACGCTGTCTGCGAATACTCCCTATTACATTTACCCAATAGACGTTGGAACGCCGGGAACCATTACTCTGAAAGTGACATGGTCATGAGCGATTACCTAAGCGAAGCAACTCTGCCGGAAGTGTTTCCAAGTTCGATGACAGTAAATGGATCAGTCTTCAATCTTCATAACACTGAGAACCTGACCGACGGGGTCGACCTCGTCTTTCAATGGGGACTGTACACCAGCGGCGACAAGTGGATTGTGAGAATCTGCAAGCCTGACAACTCGGCAAGTCCGACCGCTTGGCTGTACGATCAGCTGGCAGATACCGATGGCACTTCTATGAATCAACAGGAGTGGCTGCTTTCAGCAGTAGCATTCAGCTCGACGCTTTGGAACGACTAAGATGGCCATTTCCGTCGTCGGGACCATCGACCTTCAAGCCTCTGGCCTCAACCAAGACGATCTTGAACTGACGGGATTCCCGGCTTCGGCATCCGGCGACCTGTTACTCCTCAGCCTTGGCGGGGAAGGACAGAATCCAACGATACCAACGCTGACTGTGAACCTTGCAGGCGGGTCGACAGCCACGGCGACATTGATCGCCAGAGATTACGGGCATACCAACAACAACAATAGAATCCAGATCCACGTCTTTGGATACGTCATCGGCTCTGCTGCCCCCACAGGTGTGACGGTTGACAGTAATAAAAAGAAGATCGCAGGCGGCTATATTCTACGAGGAGCGGATACAGCGAACTTCTCCACATGGGTGGCGGCCACAACTGGGACATCGTATGACGCTGTCCCCAATACTTCAAAAGTCACCGACATCCCAGTCGATACGACTGACGAGAAGGGCGGATGGACGACGGCCAATTATGGGACCGAGGCGGCGTTTTATACTGCGTTCAGCCAGCGAGCAGAATCCAATACTTATGTGCTGAATGTCGGGGCTGGGGACTCGACCGCTAACTGGGAAATCGATGTCTGGAATGGGTCCAACCCTCCCAGATTTGAATCGGGCATGGCCATCCGACCGGACTCGGCTCCCGGAACAGCCTACTCGATGATATTCCAAAGTAATGATAACGATGATCATCACGCTGCGGCTCTTGCCATCGCCATCCCAGCGTCGACAAGCACCGGATCATTGATCGAGCCGAATTGTGAAGGAACGGCCAGCGGGGAAACCTCGGCAGTTCTCAGCAGGACGGTCGCCATCTCTGGCTCTGCCACCGGGGAAGTTTCAGCAGCGTCGTCCGTAAGCAGGGCAACGCTTCCCATAGGATCGGCGACAGCCACCGCAGAGACCTCAACGACGGCCTTGAGAACTGCGAGCCTGTCAGGAGCGGCCACTGGGGCGACGGAAACCTCGGCAGTTTCTTCCACTACGAGATCCCCATCTGCGGCTGCTACGATTCAAGCCGACGGCTCTGTCACTGCGAGCAGGGAAGCCTTGCCATCGGCTCAAGCCTCCGGGGCATTGTCTGGCTCCGCCACACTAAGCACGACAGTCGCCATCTCTGGCTCTGCCACTGGGGCATCGACAGCAACGGCTGAACCAGCCACTGGGGTCACTTTACTAGCAGCGGCCAC